GTAGCGCAGGACTGCAAAGCGGTCCAGTTTCCCAAACCATCTGCTTTAGCAACCGATGACCATAATGCCAGTATTGCTACTGGCACAAAGATTAACCAACGGGAACGCATAGTTTTTTGTAAATCTTTGTTGCATCTTTGAATAGATAGTTGTTCTTTATTTCATACTTTATTTGGAACAAATCGGTATTAGTCCAATTAGCCCAGACGTAATCAACCGAATTACTAAAAGCAGCCTTTAAGGTGTCGTTGCTGGAAAAGAAAGATTTGTTCAATCCATAAACATCACAAACATGATTTATAGAACCAAGAGAATCATTGGTCAACTGGTCAAATGGCAAAACAACAATCTTGTCCAATGAATCAATCTTTTCATAATATGAGATATACCATTCCAAAACCTGCTCGGCACGATTTAACCGTTCGTCTTGTGTGGTTGAAATCCACGAAGCAACAGAGTCAACTGGATTGCGAATAATGGTTACAGGGTTTGGCTGATTATCCCAGTCGCTAATGCGATGTGAAAGCCAATTTAACTTAACATCAATTAACGCTGTTTGTACTAAATGTTCAAAGTAGTGATTACCTGAACGAGCAAACGCACCTAGCGTTATCGTGTCCATTCCTGAGTGTCCTCATTCCAAGCCCACAAACCATCGTCTAATGGTCTTGGGGTTGGTGGTTGCCAATCATTATTGGCGTCCAAAGACCATGAAGCAAAAGGTCGTGGTAATACAAACTCATCTCGCACAGGGTCATAAGAATAACCTATGCCAGCATACTGTTTGCGAATGTTGTGGTTGTATGAAGTCCGTTTACAAACTTGTCCACGGAAGTTTCCATAATGGGTTTCCCAGTCGGAAATGCCGTCAACAACTTCGTCTTCGTTGCGACCAACAATCACTTCGGTTACAATATTGTTTGAATCAAGAAATGCGTAATGTGCCATCAGAATGTAATCGGTCCAGTGCCGCCAGTAAATACATATATCTTATATCCACCAGTTATTGTTGTTGGTGTCAACCCACCACCAGTTTTTGTCAAACCAGCATCAATGGCAGTTAGATTGTCAAATGAATCTGGATAACGAATAATAACAGTACCAGAACCACCAGCACCACCATAACGGTAAAGGACATATGTTGAACATCCACCACCACCACCACCTAAGTTTGTTCCACCTACGCTACCAGAACTATCTCTGCCTGAACCACCAAGACCACCACCGCCCGAACCACCGTCCACCGCATAACCGCTTTGGTTTCCACCACCACCGCCGCCACCACGGGTTACAGCAGTTCCAGTGATTGAACTTGACAAACCGTTTCCACCAACAGCAGTGCTGTTAGTTGAACCACAACCAGCACCACCACCACCGCCAATAACAGTTTGAAATGAATCGTAACCCTGTCCAGTCATTCCTGTTGTGGATTCATATGCACCTGCTCCACCACCGCAACCACCGTTGCTACCGTCACCGTTGTTGTAGTTACCAGCACCACCGCCATTTGATGTAATTGTGCCAAAAACAGAGTTGTTTCCGTTAGCAAGGCTCGCACCACCACCACCGACAGTTACGGTGTATGCGGTTCCAGCAGAAATATTAAACAACGATTCCGCAGCCGAGCCACGACCTGATGTTGCACCAACAACTGATGTGCGATAACCGCCGCCACCACCACCGCCGCCTGAGTGGTATGCGCTTGCGGATTGACCGCCACCACCGCCACCTGCAAGAACCAAATACTCAACCGTAGGAGTAACTGCTGCACCACCACCAGCCCAATACGAGACTGCCTGTGCACTACTGGCACGACGTGAACGTGGAGCCAATACTCCACCGCTGATGGCTTTACCACCTGATGTGTTTCTAATGAAGGAAGGCATCTAAGATGACCTTACGCTGTAATGCGGTTAACGTACCCGTGAATCACAATAACGTTTGTAGTTGCAGCAAACGCCTTAACAACCTTTGCAGTAGCGTTGCCTTGCAACAAAAGACCCGGAACAATCAAATATAGACCGTTCTCAGCCTTAACTGTGTATTCGATGTTGCCATCTGGTGCAGTTGCTTCGCCCCACTCAATTGTCAACTTCACATCTGAAGCAGAAGAGTTAACTGCATACAACCAGATTTCATCAATGGTTGTTGCTGTTGCTGACGCTGTGTGAATAGCGGTACCAGCAGTTGCCGTAGCAGCGACCTTGATACCAAGACCTGTGCCCGTCGTGCCTGCTGGTTGAAGTGCGAGTTTTGTGAAAGTTGCCATATATGTTCTCCTGAATCGTTACCTAACCAATAAAAATATCTTGTTCAACCGTATCAACACGGCTAAATACCTGCAACTCCAACCATTCATCAGGGTCAGAGAAATCAAAGTTCTGTATGTCAAACTCCAACGGGTAAACCCGTGAAAAGTAATCATTTGCCAAATCACCCAAAGTTGTGCCCGTAGCACCATTCGCTACATAGAACTCATACTCCAAAGTCCCACGGTACTGCAAACCTTTCTCAGACCAGAACGCATACAGCAAGTCACCAAGGGTCTGACCGGTCGACGGATACGCTACCGAAAGAGCGCTAAACATCGCATCGTTAGTTGTCGCCATAATCCCTTACCTCAAACACAGCCATCTTCGGCTGTGCCCTGTCATCAATCCCGCACGCTGGACAAATCCAATGTGTTGCCACAGGTGGATACTCCTCGCCACACTCTGGGCATTCAACCATGTTCACAATGCCTTCAAGTGTGTACGTTGAGCCTTCTCTCGCTCCGCTACCGCAGCAATCAAAGAATCCAACTCAGCATCAGAAAGTTCTGCTGCTTTCTTATTAGACTGAACCGTTACCGTAGGCGGAGCCATACGGTTAGTTGCCTGCAAATACAACTGTGCAGACTTGGTATCACCATCAAGAGCCTTGGCATACAACGTGTCTAGGAGTCGCTGAGTACGCTCAGGCGACCCCTGAACTTCGTCAACCGCCTCTTTCCACTGACTGAGGAACACTTCTTTCTTTTCCCATCGGCGGAGTGTCTTGACATCGACGCCTACGTGCACAGCCATTTGCTTCTTGGAGGGCGGTACACGCTCGCTGGGGGCTGTGAGAAGCCAATCAAGGTACTCCTGCTGTTGGCTTGTGAGCGTCAGTTCTTCGTTCTGTTTCATTGCTATAAAGCCGTTTCGTTACGACCACTGTGAGTGGTGTTGTGAACGCAGAAAGATATGTAACGGAATGGGGGGAAGGGTAGGGATGGGGGGAAGGCAAGACATGTCCAACCTCGCTCCTAAGAGCGAAGGTTGGCTCGCAGGCTACGAACACAGTTTCAAAAGGTAAAGACATGGCAACGAAAAAGAAAACTGCTGCATGGCAACGCAAGGAAGGGAAAGACCCTAAAGGGGGCTTGAACCGTAAAGGTGTTGCTTCTTACCGTAAAGAGAACCCCGGTTCTAAACTACAGATGGCGGTCACAACAAAGCCATCAAAACTCAAACCCGGTTCCAAAGCAGCGAACCGTAGGAAGAACTTTTGTTCCCGTATGGGAGGTATGCCGGGACCAATGAAAGACGAAAAAGGTAGACCAACCCGTAAGGCTCTTGCCTTGAAGAAGTGGAACTGTTAATGGCGTACACAAACCCAGCCAAACGAGAAAGAATTAAAAATAGAATCATGGCTGGTTCTAAAGGTGGCAAACCCGGACAATGGTCAGCACGCAAAGCACAACTATTAGCCTCAGAATACAAAAAGGCTGGCGGTGGTTACTCTGGTGCCAAAACAGCAGCCCAATCGAGTCTCACAAAGTGGACTGGAGAAAAGTGGCGCACATCAGATGGCAAACCAGCACAACGTGCAGGTGGCACAACACGCTACCTACCAGACGCTGCATGGGACAAACTAACACCCGCCCAAAAATCTGCAACCAACAAGAAAAAAATAGCCGCATCCAAGCAGGGTAAGCAATTTGTGGCAAACACAAAGCCAGCAAAACAGGCTGGCAAACAAGCACGTTCATAAAAATAGAACAAAAGCCATATTATATAAGGAAAAGGTACCCTTTTCTTCTATCCCCACCCCCTTTCTGAAAAATTAGTTGTACGGCTCTGTCTTATCGCCATCCTTTTTGTTGACGG